CCGGCGTTTTTCTTCCTAATGCCAACCAACGAAGGAAGGAAGTACAAAAAAAATACAACAATAGGAACCAATGAAATTTCCATAACTCTCCTTTTTTGATAGATAATAGGATATATTTTGCAATATCTCAACTAGTCTATTATATCTATAAATAGCATTACATAGCTTTTATATATCACTTGTTAAATAGTTCTTGATTTGTTGATAGAATATAAATGAGGGAAACTTTATGCTTTGTAAACTATAAAGCGGTTAAAATTATTTTAAATTGCGCCTCGTAAAGAAAACTTTAGACGCGGAAACAAAGAAGAAAATCGACGAGTATCGCTTTTGGGAAAAGATAGAGGTCGTTAGCTTGAACTACTGGCTAACAGGTAGGTTTAAAGTGCCATATTGGTTATGGCAAAAAGATAGTGTTTCTGAAACATTTGATAGCAAAGAACTTGGATAGGTTTAATTCATAAATGCCTAGCTCATCTAGTGGTAAGAAAAAAATGCAAATGCGACTCACGGCTGAAACAAAAGCCGTTGATGCCTATTCTAGTTTTATTGATTATGTCGTTGGTAAGGTGAAGAAAATAGGATTAGAAGAAACACTAGCGCAACCTGAAAACAAATGGCTAAGACCACACTACGAAAGGCTTCTTAACTTTGCAGAGCAATGCCAGCTAAAGAGAATTTCAGTAGAGAAAGATGCAGATGATGAGCCGATGGATAAGCCTTTTGTTGTGAATATCATCTCAAGCAATGATAACGCTGAAAGAAAACCAGTCTAAGATATTCCTAGATGATTCTAGGTTTATCGTTGGAATTTGTGGTAGGCGATTTGGAAAGACAACAACGCTGTTGGTGAAGTTGATTTGTAAGGCATTAGAGAAGAAGGGGCTTTATGCTTACTGCGCCCCGACTTACAGGCAAGCTAAGTTGATTGCTTGGGATATTATTAAAGGCATATTACCTAAGAAGTATAAGAAGAAAGTAAACGAGAGCGAGTTAAGCGTTTTGCTTCCGAATGGAAGCGTGATTCGGTTGTTTGGTTTGGACAGAGCAGAAGGGATGTTAGGTATTAAGTTAGCCGGAGCAGTGCTAGATGAATATGACCAGATTAAGCAAGGCGTTTACGAAACTGTTGTTCGCCCTGCGTTATCTGACTCGTTGGGGTTCTGTTGGTTCATTGGAAACCCAGACTCGACTAAACGAAGGCTCAAAGAGCTATACGACGATGTGCGAACTAAGCGGCTTGACGGATGGGGAGCGTACCATTTCACTAGTTTAGATGGTGGTTACATACCTGAGAGCGAAATAGAAACAGCGAAACGAGAGCTAGACCCAAGAAATTTTAGGGAGCAATATGAAGCAAGTTTTGAAGATGTGCATGGGCAAGTTTACTACGGGTTTGATCCTGAGCTTAACATTCGTGATGACATTGGCATTTTGCCTAACCTTCCTTTGCGGGTGTGCTTTGATTTTAACGTCAACCCTTTTTGCATCTCTATTGCCCAAATCATCGAAACCGAAACAAGAGATGCGCTTGAGCGAACGAAACGAATTGTACACTGTGTGGACGAAATAAGGCTTGATAACAGCAACACAGCGGAAGCGTGTAAGGTTTATTTAGAGCGGTTCGGCAATCATAGAGGTGGCGTGATAGTTTACGGAGATGCCACAGGGAACAGCAGACATACGAGTTCGAGCTTGAGTGATTATCAGATCATTATAGATCACTTCAAGAATGTTTTGGGTGGGATGAAGGTTAGGATTAAAGCATCCAACCCACCTGTGAAAGATAGGATTAACGCTGTGAATGCGATGTTGTGTAACTATCTAGGCGAGAGAAGAATGTTTTTAGCGCGGAACAAAACGAAGTGGTTACAAAAAGATTTGCTGAATGTAATCTATAAGCAAGGGACAACGGAGATGGATAAAACATACGACCTAAGTTTAACCCACATGAGCGATGCCATTGGGTATATGGTCGAATATGAATTTTCGGTTCATAAAGGATTTTTTAAATGATTAAGACAAGAGAACAGTTAGGGTTCTTTATTACTGAGAAAGAGATTGCAGAGAAGATTAAACAATCTGAAGATCGCCGGATTAAGTTTGCTGAACGGCGCATGATTGCAAATGACAGCCTTAAAGAGCCATTGTCTAAAAAGCTCTCCAGCATATTCAGCCTTGATACCTATAACGATTCTGTCCCATATCTTGATTTATCCACCAACCTAATGAAGAAGCTCATGGCTGAGATCAGCACGGTTTACACGATTGAGCCAAGCCGGGAAGTTACCCCTAAGGCGGCGCAGAAGCAATATGAGGCCATTACAGGCATTGAAGAAGGCTATGATATTAACTCCAAGATGCAGAGAGCCAACTACCTTTTAAATTGCTTAAATGATTTAGTGTTTCAGGCTGTCGCAGTAGATGATGAGTTTGATGTTGCGGTATTGACACCAGACCGATTGATTGTTTGGGAGCATCCTAGCCTTCCCAATGTTGCGGAAGCTTTAATGATTGAAGACTCTTATTGGGATGAGTTTGGTAATAAACAAACGCAATGGCTGTTCTGGTCACCTGTAAGACACTTCATTGTGCGCGGTGATGCGAAGGCAGGAACGATCAGCAAGGTAAGCGTAAATGAAAACCCTGAGATGTTTAATCCTTATGCAGAGATCAATAATGCAGAAGGAAAGTTTTATCCTTTTGTGTTCGCGCACAACTCAGCAAGGGAAGAGTCATTCTTTGACGAGAATAGCGGAAATGACTTAGTTGAAGCCACGAAGATGGTCGGGATTCATAAGACTTTTAGAAATATGATGATTCCTATGCAGTTTAAGCAGATTGCTGTTCAGATGCCTATGGATGAAGGGAAAGCATTAAAGAACAACCAACTCAAATCTCCTCTTCATGTATTCCAAAGCAACGGAGAGATGACGGTTCTTGATTGGCAATCGAATATCGAAGCGCTGGGTCGCGAGATTCAGAATTATATGTTTGAGATCGCTAGCGCATACGGAGTTAGCCCAGATAATTTTAAGCTAACAGGCGATGTTCAGTCGGGCTTTGCATTAAAGATCAGCAAGGCAAGGTTGCTTGAGTTAAGAGAACAGCAGAAGAAGATTTGGCGCAAGGTTGAGCAAGATATTTTTGAGCTTACTAAAAAGACAGCTAATCTTTACCCTGAGTTCGATAACATGGCAGAGCAAGCTAAGTTTAGCATCGACTTTGGAGAGATTGAAATTGCGGAAGACCCTTCTATTGAGCTTGATGTTTTTCAGCGCAAGATCGAGCTTGGAATTATGTCTTTAATTGACTTGGCTAAGAAATACAATCCCGATCTAAAAACAGAGGAGCAAGCCATTGAGTTTTTAAAGAAGAACAACGAACTAAAGCGGAAGATTAACGATAGGTTTGGATTAACCAACCTATCCTTGAACGGAGGAAACAATGGAAGCAGAGAAGGGCAAAGCCGGAGCCAAGCAGTCCAAAGACGAATTGCTGACGAAGCTTGATCGGTTAGAGCAGAAGATTGATACCTTAACCGAGCAGATTAAGGTGTTTAAGTTGAACTTTAATTCTCAGGTACTCAACGGAAAGGTTAGGTTTTAATTTATGAGCGAAGAAAACAAAGATGTGAAAAAAGAAGCTCCGAAGGTGGATGTTGACGCAATCATTAAAGAGCGTGATTCCCTCGCTAAAGAGAAAGCAGAGTACGAAAAGAAATTGCAATCTGTTCAGACAGAACAAGAGAAAGCGCAACAGAAAGCTTTAGAAGAACAGAACAAGTACAAGGAATTGTACGAGAGCTTGAAGCCAAAAGCAGAGCGACATGATACATTAGAAAGCGTAATGAGCGAGTATTACGAAGCAGAGTTGAAGGAAGTTCCCGAAGACAAGCGGGATTTGATTCCTGAAGGTTCTATTGAGAACCGACTAAAGTGGATTAAGCAAGCAAAAGGTAAAGGATTGTTTAGCACGGAAGCGAAAGCTCCTGTTGCATCGGTTAATAAAAAGCCGAATGCAGACCCTACGCAAGCCGAGTATCTTTCGTGGGATGTTAATGATCCTCGCTTACTTAAACTAAACGCATCTGAGTCGAGAGCCTATATTGCAAAGCGACAAGCGGCAAGGCAGGGTGTAACGGCTTGGGGGCGTTCATAATTGAAATCATAACATAATAGGAGTATTTCAAAATGGCAAATGAAATGACAACGACAGCTCTAGCGAGCGTCATCAATGCTGAGTCAATCTTAGAAGCGCGGTTAGCTTTCCAAGATGCGGCTCTTTTAGCTGGCGAAGTTCGCTTGGCAGACTTAACAGGTGTTGCGACTAAAACCGCTTCTTTCCCTGTTTATGCTGAAGCAAGCGTAACGACTCCCGGCTCTGAAACGACCGATGTAACGACCAACAGCGACATTACTCCGACCGATGTTACTTTGACCGTTGCTCGCCGAACAGTAAAGATCGAGCCTTCCGACTTGGGTATTGCAAGCTCTGTGGATAACATGAGTGTGCGCCTTGGTCAGATCATTGGTGCGGCTCGTGCTAAGAAAGTCGATCAGGATATCTTGGGCGTTATGACGACCACCTTTACTTCGAGTGTTGGTGCGACTAACTCCACGGACGTTTCTATCGCTAACCTTCTTACGGCTCTTTTGACGCTCGAAGGTAACGAAGCAAACCGCAACCTCAAGTTGATCCTGCACCCGAAACAATGGAATCATATCCGTGGTGATATGGTGCTTGTTAGCGGAACTGCGGCATCTTCTGATCGTACTTTGCAAGCTCAGGAAGTAACGACTTCTGGTCGTGTATTCTCGAACTTGCTTGGTGCTGAGGTAATCGTTACCCCTCGCGTTCAAACTGGAACAGACACGAATGCTATGTATTTGGGTGTGTTTGGTTGGATTGCTGAAGGTATCGGTTATGCGATTAAAAATGTTAATGCGGAGCTTGGGCTTCCTGACATTGAGCTTGATCGCAATGCTTCGACTGGCACGACTGAGTTCGTAATGAACTATTATGATAAGGCTGGAATCATCCGTCCTTCGTCATTGGTTCTTGTAAAGAGTCAGACCTACTAATTTCCTCCTTTCGATTAGTGGTCTTCGGTTTATGTGGGGTTCCGATTGAAAAAAACCCCACACCTTAAAGGTGCAATATGGCAACAGAAAATTTAGAGAAAACAGGTGTTTTGCAGATTATCGCAACAGACACTTTAAAGCCCACTAATGCCGCTTTAAAGGCTCAAGGTTGGACTGTAACGGTTTCATCGGCTAACACACCAAACTCAGGATTACCGATTTGAAAAAGCGAGTAATGGTAGCGTTTAACAATCTGCAAGATCACACCATAACGGATGTGGTCTTTTGCCTTTTAGATTGGCAGAGATATTACGCAAGTCATCCTGATATTGAGATTGAGATTTTTAGATGCCGGAAATGGGGCTTTGAGCATAACTTTAATGAGTTTATGCGTTATGGCGTTGAGAATGGCTTTGATTATGTGTTTCAGTACGACTGCGATATGGTTGGGGATAAAATCGTCATAGAAAGGCTTGTAAGCCACGATAAAGAAGCGGTTGGGTGTTTGTATTACTCAAGAACAGATCGCCGCCCACAGTATTGGAAAGCGGAAGGAAAAGAAGATATAGAAATGTTTTGGGAATATGGTTGCGATCAAGTTATTGAAGCCATAGAAAAGAAAGAAATTATTCCTTCGGATGTTAGAGCTTCAGGGTTTACCTTATTTAAGGTTAGCGCATTAAAAGAGCTTAGTTATCCATACGGCGAGATGAAGACTAATAAAAAACTGCCTTATTCGATTAACGGATTTGATATGGATATTACATGGAAGCTATCTAGGAAGTTCGGGGCGGTATGGACAGACCCAAGTCCTGATTTAAAGGTTTACCACATTACCAATCATCCGATTGGAGTCCTTGAGGGGATTAGAGTCGGACAAATACAGAAAGAAGCAAAATGAGCGATCAGACGATTAAAGAGCCAGTAGAGAAGTTTAGCAAGGCAAAAGCACTTGGGTTTAAAACTTTAGTGATCGGTCAGCCTGTAGCAGGAAGGGACATCCCAAAGAAAACTTATCTTTCGATGCTTCAGATCATGTCCCCTAATAACATGATTGAATTAGTTGAGAAACATGGAGTTGTTTCTACTATTCGAGTATTGAGTGACTTCCCGATTGACTACAACCGAAACAAGTTTGTGGATGATTCGATTGAAGCAGGGGCAGATTATTTAATGTTTATGGATATGGACATGACATTTCCACCTGACACGCTCAACATTTTATTTGATTTGATCTCGGACGATCACCCTGTTGTTGCAGGGATGTATTACTTGAAGAAAGAGCCATTTGCACCTGTTATTGGTGATTATACACAATGGAGCGACGAGCTTTTAAAGCATAAAGACTTCTTAGATAAGCATGGGTTCTTGCATCCAGATGGGCGGCAGTTATTGGAATGGCGACATTTTAACGGATACAAAGACAAGCCATTTTATGCTGATGTTATTGGGGCAGGTTGTTTCTTGGCTAAGATTGAAGTGTTTAAGAAGCTACAAAAGCCTTACTTTAAATACATTCCAGACCCACGAAAAGACCCGACACATAATAAAATTTCAGAGGATATGTATTTCTGCGCTCAATTAAAGAAAGCTGGGATTCCGATTGTAGTTACACCGCAGATTCAATGCGGGCATTTAATGGAGATGGAGTCTAATCGGGAGCTTTGGCAGAATCAGAGGGATGCAGTTTTGGGAGCCCTGCAGAAGCAAGGGCAGGACAAGGTTGACGAGTTAGTTTCTAAATTTGTTTATCCGAGGTATGTATGAGTGAGAAAATCTATAGAAATGAGCCAATGAGTTCTGGCAGAGTGCAAGAAATTCAGCATCGCATGAAGCAAATGCACCAACAGACTACAGGGAAAAATCCAAGCAAAGAACAGCAAGCTAAATATAACTCAATGGTTATCAAAGAAGCTAAAAAGCTAGAGGGAAGGAGATGAAAACGGAAGTTTTAAAAGGCAAGACAGGCGAGTTAGCGTTTACTCCGTACCAGAACAATCAACCTGCTGTAGCTTCGGCGGCAACGGTTATTCTTTATAAACCGGGGGGAGCAGTTTTGCAGTCATCCGCTAATGCGACAATCGCCGCATCAGGTAAGATTAGCTATGCTTTAACTAGCACGCACACAGCCGATCTTGGCGAGAACTATGTTGCCAAGTGGACATACACAGTAAGTGGCTCTGAGTTTTACGAAACCATGCTGTTTGATGTTGTATTAAACAGGCTTGGGATTGCGATTGTTGACGAAGATTTACTTATTGAGCAGAGAGATATTCTTGAGAGATCAGATAACTTTCGTGGAGTGGTTGATTCGGCATCTAGCACTACAGTAGTTGACGCAGACTTAAAAATGTTTGTGGATGACTATTGGAATGGTGGATTAGCTCAGGTTTATGCTGGTTCGGCGGTTACCACTAGACAGCTTCGCAGAGTAACTGACTTTGTTCAATCAACAGGCACTATTACAGTAAGCGCATCATGGGGAAGCACACCAGACAACACTTACCGCTATATTATCTATAAGGGATTTGAGGATAAGATTCAGAGAGCTTTCGATTTAATGATGGTTGATGTCTGCTCTAAGGGATACCGCCCATCCTTGATTATTGAGAGCCGAGAGCTAGCTATTCCACACATCAAAAAGGCGTTGGCTTTAATTTGCGCTGATTACATGACTCAGCCCGGCGATAAATGGGATGTGCTTTCTCAGAGATACGCTAAAGAATACCGCGAGATGCTTGATCTGGTTAAGTTTCAGTATGACAAAAACGAGGATGGGCTTATTACAGGAAGCGAAGAAGACAATGACATGGGGCAAGTGAGGATGCGGAGATGAGCTATTTGAGCGTTAAAGATTACTTCTCTAGGCGCATGGCACAGTTTCAGTATTTTGAGGCTAGTGCAAAGTTCAACATTGACGAGCAGGGCGATAATATGCACGGAAAGATATATCAATTCGAGAATCCGTCCACAGCATTAGAGGATGGCAATACTTTAGTTGATCGGTTTTTCCCTGAAAGAAACATAACTATTAAGGTCACTAGAAAGCTACCAGAAAGAGATCAATCGGCTAATTATGACGAGTTCCATGACGAGCTTGATTTTATTATTGCCGATCTTCAAGACCCAGACAATTTCAAGGATGTTTTAAGGAATGTAAGATATAGCTCACACACAGTTGAGCAAGTAAACGATTATATGTTAGCCACTATTAACATGAATGTTGAAGACCAGATTATTTTCTAATGGATAAACTAATCAATAAAAGCCTAGATCAAAGGGAAATACTTGACGATAAGATCAAGCTAGACCTAGAGAACTTTTATAATGGGCTTGATTTTAAGCAGTTGATGAGCGACACGGAAGGATATTTAACTGAGTTCTCTATGCAGTTCATGGATGATGTTTTAGCTGAGTATGCGAATAGATATATTCAGCTTGGTTTGAAGTTTGGTAAAGACGCTAATAATCAAGTAATTGAATACAGATCAAAGAGAGCCGTTGAAAAACAGGCTGAGGGCTTTGGAAGTGATTAAAGCAAAGAGCCGATTAGACATGAAGTTCGATTGGAATCAGATTGATCTTACTGATGTATTAGCTGAGTCCGGCAAGATTGTAGCCCAAGAGATTCGTGGCTCTGTTAAGCGTGGTGAATCAGTGGAAGAAGGTGTTTCTTTGCAGATTAACGCGCCAAGCACGATTAAACAGAAGGTTCGTTTATCTGGGGAGTCAAAACCACTTGTTGCAAAACACAAGACTTTGATTTCTCAGTCTAGTTATAAGATTGAATCGGATGCAAAGAGCGCGAAGATAACTTTATCTGATATGCAACATCCAAGCGGAAATGCAAGCATAGCTGAGATCGGAGCATGGAATCATAATGGGACAAACAAAATTCAATCTCGTCCTTTCTTCGGCATTACAGATACAGCAAAAAAGCGTATCATAGCTATGGTGGCAAGAAAGATTAAAGAGGTTGTGCGTGGCTGAAAAAGATGATTTCTTTGAGGAAGAAGCAAGCCGAATTTCTCAGGCATTGCAGATTTCCATTACAGCGCAAGCGCAAAGAACAGCTATCACATTAAGAGAGTTTGTCAATCTTCAAAGGTTGGCAGGATTATCTGATGCGCAGATTGAGAATATTTTGTTTGATGACCTGATAAATAGCGGTCGGATATTCGGTGAGTTTAAGCGGTCTTTGGGGATTGTTTCTACAGGCAAGATGAACGAGTTAGCTAATATCGCTGAATATGCCGAGCAGACGAATGGGAATCAAGAAGAACAGTTGCGTTGGATTACTGTAGAGGATTCAAGAGTTTGTCCAGATTGCTTTGTAAGGCATGGGCAAGTAGAGAGTTTTTCAACTTGGGTTGAAATTGGACTACCGAAGTCAGGGTGGTCTGTGTGTCGGTATTATTGCCGATGTAAATTAGTAAATGCTGACGGTACAGAAATTATAGATAAACCTATTAAAAGAACTAAGGGAGAATGACATGGCACTATTAACAAATAAAAGCATTTTGCTTGCTGAGGTTGAGTCAACTTATGGGACTGACCCGACACCGACAACTAGCGCAAATGCGGTACAAGTTTTTGAGGTAGAGATTACGCCAGAGATTGATATGCTTGAGCGCAGGGACTTTGGCGTAACGCTTTCAAGGCTTAAAGAGCTTGGTGGTAAACGGCGTGTAACAGTTAGCTTTACAACTGAGATTCGTGGCTCTGGAACAGCCGGAACAGCTCCAGAGATTGACCCATTATTGGAAGCATGTGGTTTACTTGGTGTAAATACACCATCAACATCTGAGGTATATGCGCCTGTTGACGACAGTTGGAAGTCTTGCACTATTTGGGTGTACAAAGACGGACTTGTGCATAAGGTGAACGGATGCGTAGGAAACTACGAGATTGATTTAGTAGCTGGTGAAACAGGTAAAATTAAATGGGAGTTTATGGGGCTTTATAACACCCCAGAGGACTTATCTTTCCCGACAGCTCAGACTGTATCATCTACAGTACCGCCTGTTTGTAAGGGACTCACAGCTACTTTCGACAGCTATGCGGCATGTGTTGAGAATATCAATATCAAGTCAAATAACACGATCACAGAGCGCCCTTGCCTTACTGCTACGCATGGCATTGCAGGTTTTCAGATTACAGACCGCAATCCAGAAGGGTCTTTTACTCCAGAAGCTACGCTTTTGGCAACGAAGAACTTTTGGACTAAGTTTGAGGCTAATACGAATCAAGCTTTAAGCGTTGCGGTTGGCTCTACGGCAGGGAATATCCTGACGATCACAGCTAGTCAATGTATTTCGCGCTCAATTGCTTATGCTGATCGTGATGGAATTGTAGCGCATGAGATTGGGTTTCAGTTAGCTCGATCAACAGCAAAAGACGAAATTAGTCTGTCATACACATAAAAAAGAAAGTGAGCGTCTAGCATGATTAGAACATTGGATGAAAAGAAATGGGTTAAGGTTGGAGATGCTGAGTTTCAGCTTCGGTTTATTAGCCGAAAGGAATGGCGCAGAATCTCTGCCGGATTCTCAGCGTTGCAGTTAGTGGAAGGCGCAAGCTCAGAAGAACGGCTAAATCAATCTTTAAAGCTCATGGATTACTACAATGATCTAGTCATGTTAGGCGTTTGCGATCATAAAGGGATTGTTGTTGATGGGAAGGACTTTAAATTCTCGCTTATTGACAACAAAGTTCCGCAGGATTTAGTGGATTTTTATGACCTTAATAAGTTCCTTGTTCCGTTGGGTGCTGAGATTATTTCATTTAACTCGCTCACGGACGATTCAAAAAAAAACTAATCCTAGCGATACTGCATCCTTCTATGTGTCGCAGGTCGCTTGAAACAGAAGGCGATGAAAAGGTTGTTTTGGATGCTGGAGATGAATTTGAGATCATGGGTTACAAATACGACCGCCGACCAAAGTATTATTTAGAGGGTCAGCGTTGGGTATATGACCTGATCGAGTGTTGGAATTGGAAAGAGGGCGGTTTCTTGCCGTATGATGGGACTTGGCAAGATCAACCAAACTTTATCGTTGAGGGAATGGGTTTTATAGATCAGTTAGCAAACGAGAAGCAAGTTAAGGCTCACGAAGCTAGTATGAACAAAATGAAAGCTACTCAAGCGACGAGGAAGCATGGCAGAAAATAAACTGATAATTGACCTGATTGTTGATGACAAGCAAGGGTTGGCAAAGCTCAAGTCTGCGCTTGGTTCTATTAACGCAGAGAGCAAGAAAACAACTGAGTCTATTAACACGGACTGGGTGAAGGTGGCTGGCTCATTAGCAAGCGTTTACGCCGCTTACAGGGCTGTTTCAGGCGTTGTTTCAGGGGCTATTAAAGAAGCCAAAGAACAAGAAGACGCAATCAACCGCTTAAACTTCGCATTAAAATCTCAAGGCACTTTTACCGAGGCTTATTCTAAAGCTATTCAAGGGCTAGGCGATCAATTCGCGCAGACTAGCAAATTCACAGATGACGCTGTTTTAGGTGTTATGAAAACACTTATTCAGCTTGGAAATGTCGCTCCAGCTCAATTACAAAGAACCACTCAAGCAGTATTAGACTTCTCAGCCGCCACAGGGAAGGGCTTGGATGAATCCGCTATGGCTTTCGTCCGTGCATCTCAAGGGATGGCAAGAGAGCTTAAAGTATTGGGCTTTGAGGTTCGGAAAGGCGAGTCAGAGCAAGAGGCTTTGGCCAGGGCAGTTCAGCTTACGCAAGATAAGTTAGGCGGCGCGGCATCAAATGAAATGGCTACATTTTCTGGTGCGGTATCGATGGTTTCAAAGTCATGGGATGAGCTACTTGAAAAGCTTGGTATGTTTATTACAACATCACCTGTTGTTATTCAGTATTTAGCGGATGTAGCTCATTGGCTTCAAGGCTTACCGCAAGATTTAGAAAACGCATCAGTTGGATTTGATAACTTCACCAAAAAGCTACAAGATAGCGGAAATGCTTTTAACAATTTATTGGCTGGTGGTGTTGGCGCAGGGCAAAACATAGCATCTGGTGTTGGTGGTTTTCTTCAAAACTTGTTTTATGGTGGGAATCCAGACGAAGCAATCGCTCAGGTTGCAGACACACAAGCCACAATGCAGGAAACTGTTGTTGAGGCTCAGAGGGCGTTTGAAGAAGAACAAAAAGCAACCAAGCTGACGGAAGCAGAGGAAGAAGTTTTAAGAACAGTCGAGAATGAAACGCGCAAAATAGAAGTAATGCGTGAGATGTGGCAGGCTTGGAATGACGAGAAGCTGTCCGCACAAATGATTCAGAATCAGCAAGAAACAGAAAAATACCAATTCATGCTCGACACCATGCAACAAGCCAACCAATCGTTTTGGAAGGTTGCAGGAACTTTAAGAGATCAATTCTCAACAGGCATTTCTAATATGCTTTCGCAGGCTATTCGCGGGACAGTTTCTTGGGGCGATGCTTTTAAAGAGCTGGGGTTAAGCATGGTTGACACTCTGATTAAATTTGGTGTTCAGCTTGTTGTTAATAAAGCCCTTGCGAGCGGGCTTCAGGCGGCTTTTGGCGCACAATCTATGGCGATGGCTTCTGGTCTTGCGGCGGCGTGGAGTCCAGCGGCTTTGTTTGTTTCACTGGCAACATTCGGAGCAAATGCGGCTGGAGCCATTGCCGGAATAGGCTCAACAGCAACAGCCCTAGCGGCGGCAGGTGCGGCTAAAATGGTTTCAGGCATTGCTGGGCTAGCAGAGGGTGGAACACTAACCACAAGCGGAAGCGTTTTAGTTGGTGAAAGAGGGGCTGAAATATTAAACCTCCCAAGAGGAGCATCTGTAGTGCCTCTTGACCGAGCCACTAGCGGTGGTAGTGGTGAAACAATTATCAATATCGAATTGAACAATGTTCGCATGAGTTCGCAGGATGATATTAGAGAGTTGGCTGGGCAGATTTCAGAGTTTATTAACGAAGAACGCAGGAGAGCTTAAACGTGGCGAATGAAGTTCAAATATACCTCGGCTCTTTTCAATTAGATACCGCAAACGACATTGCTATAGCAGATATTAACTTTGCTTTAAAAAAAGCGGTTTCGGTTGCTGATCTGCCAAAACAGGACGGGGCAATAGTTCCAATTGGCAAGCGCAGAGAGATGACAGCTAAAGTAAGCGGAACGATTATTGGGACAAACTACGATGATTTAAGAAGCAATTTGGACGCCTTAAAGGCGGCTTTGGAAGACACGGCAGAGCAAAAGCTTACAACTGATGATGACCGCTATTTAATGGTTCAGTATCGTGGCTTTTCATGGAGCTATGCAACACTTCGGACATTTGCGTCATTTAGCTTTGACCTTATTGCATCAGACCCTTTCTTTTTGAGCGAAACAGAATCGACAAGCTCGACAACTCCAACAAGCGGAGTTGGGTACACAGTAAACAATGCCGGAAACGCTACAGCAAGATGCAAGATCACGATTAACGCAAATACAAGCCTTGCGGATAATATCAAGCTAGAGAACAGCACCACAGGCGAGCTTTTTTATTTTCGCGGCACTTTAGCAAACACAAAAGACTTAATCTTGAATAACAGATATGGGCAAGCTGATATTACTGTAACAAATGACGGAGTAGATGCAATCGGAGATTTCGAGGGGGATGTTATTACTCTCGCATCAGGAAACAACACGATTATTTATACAGGCGGTTCTGCTGATGTTGAAATTAAATATAGGGCAACATACCTCTAATGGCAAACTCTAGCGCAACAGAATACGGGGACGATTGCGTTTTAATGCTCCACATGAACGGAGCGGACGCAAGCACCACATTTACTGATTCAAGCGACACCGCGCACACAATAACAGCTGTTGGCGGTGCGCAGATTGACACAGCTCAAAGTAAGTTTGGAAGTGCTTCTGGATTATTTGACGGAGCTGGAGATTACTTAACAGCCGCAGATCACGCAGATTGGGACTTTGGGACAGGTGATTTTACTATTGATTTTTGGTTAAGGTTTAATTCTGCTGGCGCGGCGTACTTTGTTGACAGAGAGGATTCTGCCAGATTCGCTGTTAGATATGGTGGGGGAAATCTTCGTTTTGATATTGGTGGTGGTTCTGTAGTTAGCCAAGCATGGTCACCATCTAACGGAGTTTGGTATCACATAGCCGCAACAAGAAGCGGAACAAACTGCTATTTATTCGTTGACGGAACACAGCACGGCTCAACAGGGAGTTCATCTTTCAACATTTCATTCACGACTGGCATTGGGGTTGGTGCTTCAAGCACAGGAACACAGCCTGTTAATGGGTGGATGGATGAAGTTAGAATTGTAAAAGGTCAAGCAATTTGGACGGCAAATTTTACACCACCTTCAGCGGAATACGTTGCAGACGGAGCTGGTGGTGGCGGGGATTTATCAGTTTTAGGGCGTAGACCAATAAGAAGTTTATACAGAGGAGTAATGAGATGAGCGCATTATTAAGAAAGTACGGAGTCCAGACAGATATTTATTTTCCTTTAATTGACGCAGGGACAAACAACTTTGCCGTTTCTGGAGATTACACACATTCAAGCGGTGATGTAAAGATTTCAAAAGACGGTGGGGCGGCGGCGACAGCAACAAATAGCCCGTCTGCTATAACGATGGGAAACGGGGCAATGTGGAAGCTTACTTTAACAGCAACCGAGATGCAGGCGGCAAAGGTTGCTGTGACCGTAATTGACGCAACCACAAAAGCGGTTGAAGATCAGATGATATTGATTGAAACATACGGGAGCGCAAGCGGAGAACATTTGTTTGATCTTGATTCTTATGGGTACCCACTCAAAAAGGGTGTAGCACTAGATAACTATACTTTTGTTATGGCTGACAACACGGGAGCAAAGACAGGTCTTACCGTGACGGCAGAAAGAAGCCTTGATGGTGCCGCTTTTGCCGCTTGCACAAATTCAGTGACCGAGCTTTCTAACGGGACTTATACGATAGACCTATCAACAAGCGACATGAATGGAAATATCATTGTTTTAAAATTTACGGCAACAAACGCCAACCCGACTATTCAGACATTAATTGTCCCGACATGATTATTAACTATCCTTTATTCAAAGACTCGGATAAGCGGTTTAGGATTGAGGCGACACCTGCGTTCAACTACTTTTCAGGTGTTCGTGCGCCAAGCCAGCCGACAACTTATGCGATTGAATTAAGGGACAGGTTTGGAGAATTAAAAGGAAGAATAGAGCATCTCGTTCCGTCTGTTTCTTGGGATTGGAGAGCCATTGGCGGGTGCGGGACAGCAAGGCTTCGTATTGTTGGTGATTATCTTCGATTCGACATTCAATCTGATGACGATATTAGGATTTATTACCCAATCAACGGAACTCAAGAGCTTATGTATAGAGGCTATGTTGAAACCGTAAAACCACATCTTTCATCAACAGAAAGCATTGATATTTCCTGCATGGGGTATTGGGGCTGGCTTAAAAGGCTGATTATCCATGAAAACGGAGTTGCGAAGCAGTATCTTGGCGATGAGATGACAAACACACTAAAAAGCATCATCAATGAATTTGTTTCATCAAAAACAGACATTAAAATCGGTACTGTAGAGCCGTCTGAATATTCGGCTGATGTTTTGTCATTCAAGGGGGATGTTGAAGATGCCGTTTCAACCCTTATTGACTTGGTTGGAAATGTTGAGTGCGGGGTAGATCAAGACTTAAATTTTTACTGGTATAACAGAGATTTTGAAATAAGAAACAGATTCTATGTCGGCGACCACCTAACAGACTTTTCTGATTCTATAGAATACAAGGGAATCATAAATAGGATATTTTTTGAGGGGGGGAAGGTCAATGGAGCGACATTTCAGATGGTTGGTGAAAGCGTATCAAGCCAAAGGAAGTTCGGAGTCAGAGAGGAAATTATATCAAATGGTTCAATCACAACAACTTCAGTTGCTAATCAATATATGCAGGGGCTGTTTAGAGAAAAAAACATCCCAAGAAGAAAGGCAACGGCAAGGCTGACAAACATCAACAAAAGAATAGAAGACAGAAAGCCATTCGGGGCGGTTGCTATTGTTGACAAAGATTCATTCCAAGACCGAGTTTATTACGGAGCCACAGGCGATGGCGGGTCAGAGGTAATTTATGGACGCACCAAATACGGCGGGGATAACAAAAAATACGGAACAACCGCAAGATACCAAATAGACCACATCTCTTATTCTGTTTCAGATCAGGACGGAAGAATCAACTGTTCTCTGCAATTTGCAGATCATAATTTAATTTCTGAAACAAGCGCATTTTTAAAGAGGCTTGAGCTAACGACAAACGCAAACAGGCAGAGGAGTTTTTAACATGGGAAACGGAAGTTCGGCATACCCGACAAGCGTTGATGCAATTTCAAGGATTCAAGACGGGGTTGATTACATTGAGGAAACAGACCCGAATGATGCCTACGCCACAGTGGAAGCAACACAGGCCTTTTTGGGGGCTTCTGGGGCATCACAGGCGCACAATACAACGGTTTTAAAGCAAATTAGGGCAATTAAGCCGGAGATTGTTTTAAGCTACAAAGACACATCGGAGCTATACGCATCAT